TGAATGAAATAAAAGTAAGCACCGAACAGATCGACCCCTACACGGAGGTCTTTGCCCTAGACGTAGACGATGTATCACTACAGCGTTTGCAGTATGGAGAAGTTGGCAGCCCACATCCCTATGTTAGAGTGGCTGATATCACCAGAGCATTGCAACAAAGGACTCCGCGTTGCGACAGCGATCTCTTAGATTTAATAGATAACCAAGGCTATACCTACTGCTTCTTTGCGGCAAAGGGAGAGGTCACGAAGAACGAGCACAGATGCGTTGCCATCTATTCCCCTACTGGTCAGCAACTTACAGGAGTTGCGGAAGGATTTGAAACTGTCAGAGAAGCCCTCGGCTATGTCCTAGACATGGAAGAACAATCATAAAAGGAAAGATACAATGTGGATACTACCAAGGCAATTACACATCTCAGTTTATGCTCCGGATACGAGGGCATTGGTCTCGGACTCAGAAGCGTTCTCCCAACTCTGCGAGAAGTCGCTTACGTGGAGAGGGAAGGATTCCCTATCGCGAACCTGGTTGCAAAGATGGAAGCGGGAAAGTTGGATGCAGCACCTGTGTTCACGGACGTTAAAACCTTCCCATACGGAGAGTTTCGTGGATACGTGGACATCCTTTCCGGAGGATTCCCGTGTCAGCCATTCTCAGCTGCTGGAAAGCGTCAAGCTACTGAAGACCCTAGGCACCTCTTCCCCTACATCGCAGACGGAATCAGAGAGTGCCAACCTAGAATTGTTTTCCTTGAAAACGTACAAGGAATCCTCAGTTGCAAGACAGCCGACGGAGAACCAGTTCTCCAATATGTCCTCAGAACATTGGAAGGATTGGGTTATCGAGCAACGGCAGGAATATTCTCAGCGGAAGAAGTCGGCGCGCCTCACCAACGAAAGCGAGTCTTCATCATGGCAAACTCCAACAACGATGGACATAGAGAGAACTCCAGAGGGAATGGAAAAGCGGAAGGCTTACCGAGAGAGCATAGGACGGAAGTATGTGGAGGGTTGCCTAACCGAACAGGTGAAGAACTGGTCAACCCCAACGGTGATGGACACAGCAAACATTCAGAAACCCAGAAAGAAGAATCCATCGGGGGGGCAGAAGCCACCACTATGCCAAGAAGTGAAGAACTGGCCAACAGCATCAGCGAGGGACTGGAAGGACACAGCGGGCATGAGCACGGAGAGGGACGGCAAAGCACTGGGCAGAGTGGACCAACTGCCACGAGCGGTTTACCATCACGATGGCCTGCAAGACCAAGCGAACCCCAACCCGAATGGGAAGAGCCAAGGGTCGTGGGGAACACCAAGATCATCAACTGCAATGTCAGCAACGATAACGGAGAACTTGGTCAATCGGAATGTGGGAAACCTGGAGGAGCAGCAAGGGAGGCAATCAATAGGGGGGAAGCTAAACCCAAACTAGGTCGAACACCTAATGGGTCTTCCAGCAGGGTGGACAGACTTAGGCTCTTGGGAAACGGAGTAGTTCCTCAAACCGCAGCCAAGGCATTTATAACATTAATCAATAGACTCATTTGAAAGTAGCAAAGCCATACAACTCAGGTCAATGGACTAAGGCTCGTTACAGGAGCTTTATTATGTCAGCACTACGTCGTGCTCAATGGCCTGTTAAGTATGAAGCTATCCGCTCTGCCTTTGTTCGTGATGGTGTAAACCCCGCAACGGGGCGCAAGTGTAAGTTGCACAAGTGCTCTGATTGCGGGGAACTATTTCCTGCCAAAGACATGAGAGCAGATCACATTGACCCCATCGTCCCTGTTACTGGCTTTGACAACTGGGACTCACTCATAGGCAGACTATTCTGTGAGATAGGTGGGTTCCAGGCTATCTGTGTGGAGTGCCACGCTGTTAAGACCAAGGCAGAGAATGCAGAGCGAAAGAAAAACAAAGAAAAAGCTTGATTACTTATTCACAATCCTTCAACATCAACCCATCATTAACCAATAACATTATGTCAAGAACAAAACCAAGATCAACGGGGTCATCAAACCCTGCCACCAAGTTCCTTCAATGGAACACACAAGCTTCCGCATGGGAGTTTTACGATAAGGAAGCCCAAGAGTCTAAAACACTACCACAGGACACGGGTTTCATTATCCTCGATCAACTCATTACCGCCAAGGGATGGGACGATAGGAAGAACAGCGCAATCTGGGCTAACGAAGTGTATACCGTAGGAGACAAACTTACTCTCCGCAACAAGGATGGCATCGTTGCTTCCGGCATCTGGTCTGAGGTAAAGACTGTGCATGGTGTTAAGTTCACCAAGTCTGTCTACGCTATGGCCAAGGTTGGCGAGGGTTACGAGCTTGTTAACTTTCAGCTCAAGGGCTGTGCTCTTACCGCATGGATTGACTTTGAGGACAAGGCAGGTGGCTCCAACAAATTAGAAGGAGACATTGTAGTAGCAGTTACCGATGCAGTCGAAGACCGCAAGGGTGCTGTAACCTTCAACAAGCCAGTCTTCAACATTGTATCTAACACACTGTCCAATGAAGCTGCACTCCAGGCAGACAAGATGGATGGCACACTACAAGAATACTTGTCCTCCTACCTCAAGGTAGAGAAGCCCACAGAGGACAAGGAAGAGGAAGAGAGTGAGCCAGAAGTAGTTTACTCAGAGCCAGCCGTTGTCGCCGACCCCTTCTAGGCATACCTGATAGCCCTTCCCCTTCGGGGGTGGGGCTTTCTTACATTATGATTAAAGAAACAAACCCCAAAGACATGATTGGTATGCGCAAGGCTCCAATGTCTGGTCTACCAGCACCAGTTCTAATGGAATGTGGCTTGGTTAAATTACACGGAGACTTGAAGTATGGTGCTTACAACTGGCGTTACGCTGGCGTTAGGGCATCAGTTTACTACAATGCTGTATGGCGGCACATGACCGCTTGGTATGAGGGCGAAGACTTAGACCCAGACTCTGGGGAGCATCACATAGCTCACGCCATAACAGGACTAATGGTTCTCCGGGACTCTCAAATGTTTGGCAACTGCGTTGATGACAGGCCAATCTCACATAAACCAGGTTGGGTGCAAGACATGAACGAACGTGCTTCCGCAATGATTGATAAATCTAACCAACTACTTGAACTAACTAAATCATAGCCATGAAAGAACTAGACTACATAGACCACTTCCGCATCATCATGAGTCCCCGCAAACGCTTCTTGGACCAGATAGTCAAAGCACTGGAGCCAATGAATGATATAGTTGGAAAAGAAGAAGAGATAGAAGCTATCCTACAGAGTGCTGAAAACATCCTTGAAGAGATCCACGACAAGTATACCCAGGATCAGCACATAGCGATAGCCAAGTTTTATTCTGAAGCTAAACAAACCGTTGGACGCGGCATCCTTTCTGGACTAATTAAAGAGTAATGGAACAACCTCACAACTTAGAAGCAGAAGAGGCTTTGCTGGCCTGTTGCCTGTTGGACAATGTTGCCTACGACAGCATCAGCACCATCGTCAACGCAGACGATTTCTACAGCAACGCCAACAAGATAATTTTCAAGGGCATAGCCAAGCTGTGCTCTTCGGGTGAAGAGTTCTCTGAGCTTGAACTTGATGAGTTGTTAAAGCGTGAGGGGACAGACAGGGAAGCAGGTGGACTGAGCACTATAATGCACCTACAGAGCCAGGCTAGTAGCTCTACGCAAATAGTAAGCCATGCCAAGATTGTAAAAGAGAAGTCTAAGTTACGTCAGATTATTCGCACATCACGCATCGCGATTGAAGCAGCTACAGAGAATCAAGACCCGGACGTTATCATTGCCGACATCGAGAGATCTGTTACTGCTACACTAGACAACGGCTCCGCCGATGACCCTTCTATTAGATCAGCGGCTGAGTCCCTACGTGAAGACTTCAAGAAGATGGCAGAGGGAACCTACAGCACCTTCGCCCTACCAACTAGGATCAAACAGCTAGACGATAAGCTCAGTGCTGGTGGCATAGCCAACGGGGAGGTAATGGTTGTTGCGGCTCCTACCTCTTGCGGTAAGACCTGCATAGCCTTGAACGTAGCCTTGCAGAATGGTGTGACCCACAACAAGCCTGGTTTATACTTCTCCTTTGAGATGCAGGCTAAGAGCCTAGCAAAGCGCATGATACAGACCTGCTCTGCTGTGAACCTCAACCAGTTCCAAGAGGGTGTGCTATCCCCAGAGAAACAAAGGAGAGTGTGGGATGCTACTGAGAGAGTAGAGAACGCCCCCATCTTTACAGAGCACTACGTTAGAAACATAGACGAACTGCGTTCACGTGCTCGTATGTATAAGCGTAAACATAACATCGAATGGATAGTCATAGACTACCTACAGCTAGTCCCTTGGAACACCAAGCTAAAGAAGCACGACGGAATCGCAGAGGTTAGCCACCAGATCAAGCTCATGGCTATGGAGCTAAACCTACCAGTCATTCTCTTGGCGCAGGTGAACAGAGAGGGAGCCAAGCGTGAGACAGGTATTACTCTATACGACTTGAAGGATTCCGGGGACATCGAGAACGACGCAGACATTATTCTCTTGCTATGGCCTAACGGTTCAGACACAAAGGAAGCTACAGTCCACAACGACCCCGTCCACGGCACACACATTTGCATCAAATACAACATAGCAAAGCAACGTGAAGGTGAGCGAGATCAGTATGGCAAGTTCGTCTTCCAAAACAACATAGGCAGATTTAGTTAACCCATCCTACTAACTATCATAAATATGACACAAGAACACCTAACTCAGAAGCAAGCCTACAACCTTTACTTAGAAGGTTTTA